CGGTCGTTCCATGTTTCGCTGGTGGCGATGGAAAAGTTGCAGACGGCCTCACCGTTGGGCATGTGGTGCACTTCGGGGTCGCGGCCAAGGCGGCCGATTAGGATGGCTTTGTTTACACTCATTTTTGCTCCTGCATGAGTTGTTGATAGTATTCTTGGCAAACGGCCACGCGCTCTTGGATGCGTTCGATGGCTTCGGGGTCTCGCTTGACGGTAACGGTGGTTACGCGTTTGTGCAGCGGTATGCGTTCAATGGCATCAATCAGTTTTTCGGGGTCGCCGTATTGTCCGATCAGGTCTTCCGGGCAGGGGAACAGCCAAAAATCAATCTCTGCCTGTTCGCAGTCGAACAACCACATATAGCCCTGCATCTGCCAGTCATAGCCCGCTTCTTTGACTTTGCGTTCGGCTTCTTCGCGGAAAAACGGGTGGGTTTTAATCTCCCAACTGCATTTGGTGTCGATAATCAGGCTGTGCTTCGGGTCGTGTATGTCGCACTCGCCGCTGATGAAGCTGTTTTCGCGCCGCTCGGTGTTTTTGGCGTACTGCCTGCCGCGTATCATGCCGCTGCCTTGGATGGCGAACGGCTCTAATGCGTTGCCCTTTTCGGTGTACTTGGCACCGTCAAAGGCGGCTACGCCGAATAGCTCCTGCTTGGCCTGTTCGATAAGGTGGCTTTTGGCGGTCTGGGTTAGCCTGTCGTTTTTGCTGCGCGGCAGGCCGATGATTTTGTGGATGGCGGAACAGCGGATCAGCATTACAAGCTCTCAATCTCCGCCCGTTGTTCGTCGGTCAGGTCGTAGTTGCCGTTCAGCACGCTCTCCACGCTGATTTCGCCGGTGCTGATGTTTTCTTTCAGGGTGGCAAACAGGGTATCGTCTACGGGCAGCAGCATCACGGGGTCGGACGGTTGGTTGTCGATGTAGTCGAACTGCTGGGCTTCGATGTCTTTAATCACGGCCTGATCGGACAGTACGGCTTTCTGCATGTCGATGGACAGGGGTGCCTGTTGGGACAGCAGGAGTTTGATTACGGTTTTGCGCGCCATGGCTTCGAAGTTGTCTGCCCAGACGCCGTAGCCGCGTTTGTAGGTTTGGCTGTACTGTTTGGCGTGGGCTTCCAGCTCTTCAAGCGTCATGGTGAGGTTGGCTTCGTAGCCGTTGAGCAATTGGAAGTAGGCGATGTAGCCGATTACCGTGCCTTGGGGCTTGGTGGGAATCAGGGAGGTCAGGCGGCGGTGGACGTCTTCTTCGCTGTCTTGGTCGTAAACGGCGCAGGCGTTGATGCGTTTAAACTGGCCGCTGCGCTGGGCAAGCTGGATAAAGCCTTTGTAGCCGAGTTGGAACTGGGCTTCTGTGGTGCCGGTTTTTTTGTTGCGGAAAGGGACGATGTAGGCAAAGCCTAGATTGTTGTTAATCGGCAGGTTCAAGGTGGCAGCCATGCAGGCGGCGTTGAAAATGCTCATCGGTTCGGCATCCAGCAACATGGCGTTGCTGTTTACGATCTGCATGATGGATGTGCCGAAGCTGGCGGCGTTTTTGTCCACAAGTTCGCGCATTTTTGCCTGTACGGCGGGCTTGTCGAAAAAGTCTTTAATTTGGCGTGATTTCTGCGCGGGGGTTAATTGCGTGTTGCTCATTTCGGTTTCCTTTTTTCAGGCCGTCTGAAACGGTCATGGGTATTTGTGCCAGTAGGCGGGTTTTAAAATCTCGGGCATGGGCGGAAATTTGTTTACTTCGCTCGGTGTGAGGTATTTTTCCGCCTTGCGTTTGTAGTAGTACCTTGACTGCCGCTCCGTGCATTTTTGGCATCGTTTTTGCCGGAAGCCGTTTTTCTGTATGGCGAAATCGCTTTCCGGCTTTGCCTTTTTGCAGGCGGGGCAGGTTATGATTCGGGGCATGGCTTACTCCACAGGTTCGTAGGGCGGATGCCAATCACTTCTGTCGGCTTCCTCAACCGCTTTGATTGCTTCTGCATCGCGGGCGGCGGCTTCGGCTTCTGCAGCGTTCATGCGCTTCATCCATGCCACGGTTTCTTCCACTTCCTGCCGCGTTTTGGCGGCGTCCCATGCGGGCGCAGGGGTTTTCGCGGGTTGTGCCTCGCTGCCGCCGTAGACGGCCAGCACGGCGAAAAACAGCATCCAATTGATGACTTTGGTCATTTCCGTTTCCTTTGCTAAACATTTATGGGGCAGGGTGCGGATGGGGTGAGAGAAATGCCCGTCCAGCCAGGGGATTAAAGCTGCCGCGCCCTGTCCGATAAGTGTTTGTGTCAAAAATATGACGTTTCTTTGTTACGTTTTTTTCGGTTGTAAAAAATTTCCGTTTTTTTGTTTCCGCCCCGAAGGGCGGGATTGCCATTAAATATTGGCGTTAATAATTTCTGCGCCGGTGGACGATTCGATTTCGGCAAATGCTTGGTTGAAAGCATCTTCGATGATGTCCTGCGGACGAACACGCTCGTACCACATCTCAAGCTGGTTTTCTTTATTGATTCGGTAACGCAGGCGGGCTTTCATCTCGTAATGCTGGCCGTTCAGGAAAGCGGGCAGGCCAAGCGTGAAGGATTCGGGAATTTCGATACGGCCGTTTTTAACCGTTCCCCGGATGTCTTCCTCGTAGCTGAATTGGTTGCTCCCGTTACTGAGGCGCACCCCGCTAGAGAAGCTGGCCTTTTTCGATGCCTCAAGCGTCGAGGCGATTTCCATCATGTCGGCACTGTTCGGCTCTCGAATGTCGGGCAGGTTCCGTTCGATAAATGCGGCAAATTCGGCCTGACTCATTCTCACTTTGTCGTTTCTATCCCATTCCAGCCACTCTCTGGAAAAGATGACGTTGTAGACGGCCTTGTGGTCTTTCCACCCTGCCGCTTCCGCCGTATCGTCGTTGAAAACGGCTGTGAATTTGACGTTTCTGCGGTCGGCATAAATGTTCGCGGACGGGTTTTGATGCCGCTTGAAATAGGCGGTAAAACCTGATTGGTCTTGCAGTTCGATTGTTCCGCTTTTGCGTTTGGGCGTTTGCAGCAGGTGTTCGATACTTTCGATTTTTTGGCCTTTGCACACAAAAACGAATGGGTGGCCGTCGATATTCCGAACTTCTGTGGCGGCTACCGCCAGTTCGGATATTGTTTGCGCATTGTTTGTTTTGACTTCGTTCATTAATTTGCTCCTACGATTTTCAATTTAGCTTCCGCCTGTTTTTCAACCTGCTTCAACGGAAGATCGGGTTGCCGTGGGTCGTTGAGTTGCAAATTCCCCTCCGGCGTTGCGAACAGAATCGCGCTGCCGCGTTCGTGTTCGGGTACTGCGGCTTTAACGACAGGGGTTAATTCAACCTGCCCGCTATTGCCCTTTGTTTTGATTTTGAGTTGCACGGTAATGCTGCCGACTTTGCCGGTCATCTCCGCCGCCCGCACAACTTCTGTTAACTTTTCGTCAAGCTCTACGGACAAACCGATGTCCGTCAGTGTTTTAATAAAACTTGCCATTTTTAATACTCCTGTTTAAATCTGCCCAAAGTGGCATTGGTCTAAATACGGAGGGGTGGCGAATCCCCCTGTCTCTGCCTGCCGCCTGCGTCTTGCGGCACTCCCCCGCGCCCGGGGGTAGCATATTGCGCCTGTCTGCAATGCCGTATTTAGGCCGATGCCGCCTTATGCGGCCATCGCTGTTTTCATGGCTTGGTACTCTTCAAACGTCGGCATGGTGATGCCTAAATCCAGCGGTTTTTTCATTTTCAGATCGTAAATCTGATAGTTATGCACAAAATCGTTAAAGTCCGACTGGACGGATTTTTCGTAATCCTCTTGGCCTAAGTCGTCGCACATTACCCATGCTTTAATAATTTCGTCTTCGTAGTATTTCCTACGGCAGGCTGCCTCTTCTTTGTCCGCTTCTTCCTGCTCCTCTTTGGCGTAGGTGTATGCCCAGTCGGCTTCGTTGTCTGCCATCGCCCGTGCGACGGCGGGGTTTTCGATGTAGGGGTACATTTCCATTTCCTTTTCAGCTCAGACTTAGGATTTGATAGCCGTCTTTGCTCATGCGGCTGCTTGAACCGTCGTCAAATTTGAATTTGATTGTCGGGTAGCTTAAGCCTTCGCTATCTTTGTATTCCTCTTCAATCCGTTCGGATGCGCCCAGTTTTTTCGCGAGGCTGTAAACCGTGTCGTACGGGTTTGAACCGTGAGACTTGTAGCTGTCGTAGACAAAGCCTATGTGTTGCGCTAAGGGGTGTTTCACTATCATGGTGCCTCTATGTTCCGCCCCTTTCGGGGCGGCTTATTGTTTTATAAAACAATCATTACTTGGTCTTTGCAGCCGTCTTTTTTAACGGTAAAGGTAAAGGCGGTATGGCTGATGCTTTGACTTCTGCGGGTGGTGAATTTCACGCCCGCCGCTTTACAGATTTCAGCCACTTTAGCCAACAGGTCTTGTTCGTTGTCTGTGCCGTGGCGGTTGATTTTGCTGATGACTGTTTCCATTTCTTCGTTTCCTTGGTTGTTTTGTTTCGATGGGTGCAGTATAGCAAAGCTAAATAATAAATCAATAGCAAAGCTAAGATATTTGCTAAATATTTTGCTAAATTTATATTTAGCATTGATTTTTAAAAGAAAAAAGTTTGAAAAAAACCGCCTTTTCGGGCGGTTGTGTCGGTTTTGTGTTGTTTTCAGGTTCGGCGGGCGTGAAAAAAGCCCGCGCGAGGCGGGCTGGGGGATTATCAGGTAAATTTTCTTAAGCAGCGTCTGCTTTTCTGTCCCGTAGAAATTCGGCTTCCGCCACGTCGTCTGTGAAATCCAACAGTAGGGGGATATTGCTGCCTCTCTTTTCATTACAGACGTCTACATCGGTTTTCAACTGGAAACAGTCGCCGACAATCTGATTGCGGCGTTGGGTAAATGCTTTATCAAAATGGTCGAGCGGAACGCTCAAATCATCTATATCCGCCCATAAAGACATCTGCCGGCCATCGCGCTTTTCCTTGACCGCATGTTTTGCCCGGTAACGCCTGCCATCTGGGCTGGTACGCATTTCTTCCCTGAAGTGCCGGGAAAACATTTCGGCAACTAGCTTGATTTTATCCTGCTGATCCGGTTCGACCAGGCCGTTTGCTACCGCCCAGCCGGCTAAATCATAGTTGTCAAGAAGACCTCTGCTAATGCCTTTTGCTTGCTTGTATTGTTCGACAATATCGTCGATTGCCCGCTTCTTACCACTACCACTCATCAACTACCCTCCATAGGAAAATCCCCAACCGTCATAAGTTGAGCCGTTTAAGATAAATTGCCTTATTGGTACTAAATATTTACGCAGCATATGATATTTGCCGGTGCGGTTTTGAAGCTGTCCGATAACCAAGCCGGGATGGATTTTGTTGACACCGGCAAACGCTGTAATTTTCTGCTCTGAAAAAGCATATTGCCCGGCACGGATTAAATAGTTTTCCAACTTCCCTGTGGGAACGCAAAAGTCAGCGGCTGCGGCATTGGCTATCTGCTCTTGCGGCGGCAAGTCGGAAGCGGTCCCCGCTACATCTTCGTCGATAATGGCATGGTCTTTGCCATCACCTCGGATAATGTGTTCCAGTTCGTGTCTCAAAGCAAACCAAAAATTATCTATCCTGTCGTAGCGTAAACTCATGCCGATGACGGGTGTGTTGTTATCTAGCCAAAAACAAGCGGCATCAAGTTTGCTGTTTGGCAAGGTTTCTACAATGACAAACCGAATACCAGCTTCCGACAAAATGCGCGGCACATGCCTGATCTCCTCCGGCGACAGCAGTAATGCCGCCAAGCGTTCTATTGCTTGCCGGACAGATGGCGGGCTGAATTTCCCGTTGGTAACTTGTTCTCCGGCAAGATTTTTCACTCTTTGCAGCCATGCCAGATTAACTGGGCTGATGTCCTGACTATACGCACGAGCATTTTGTTTAGCTGCAAACTTAAAGCCGCAATCGTCGTTTACAGTATTAATGCCAAAGAATCGGTTAACGGACTGCTCCAAATCCTCGACAGTTTCCCCTGCGGAAATCCAGTTCCGTTTAATCATGTCTTTGATTGGGAATCTGTCATACAGTTCAGCCCGGCGTTTAATGTCGGAATATTTATCCTGTTCAAGCTGCCCAAGCTGATAACGAGCTTGCAGGTTCAGCCATAGTTCCGCCGATGTGTTGAATGCCTGCGCCAATTGCATGGCGGTTTCGGGCGTGATGCCGAGTTTGCCGGAAATAATCTGGCTGATGGTTTTGGCTGGACGACCAATCACGGCGGATAGCTCGTGTTGTGTCCAGCCTCGGCTCTTCAATTCAAGCTTCAGGTACTCGCCCGGATGAATGGGCTGCGCGGGAAGATGGCGGTTCATGATAATTCCTTATTGAGGATGCCGACAATCTCGGCACAATCATCTGTTAAATCCATGATTAAAATTCTTTTCTCGTCAATGTCGGCGGTATGGTGTTGAATTTCTGTTGTAGGTGGTTTTAAGTTCAAGAACCGCATGTTTTCCAAATCCCACCTGCTGCCGGCGGACAGAATCAGGTTCACAATGAGGCGGTAATGCTTCGTGGCTTTAATGCCGACATCCTTATCTCGGAAAAACGAATCTTCAAAAAGTAGGCGCAAGGCATCCGTTTGGAATTTTATTTCCATATCTATTTTCTCAGAAATTACACTTTGTGTAAATCAGTAATTTTAAAAATATTGGACTAATCCAACACGCTCCACCAGAAGACGCGGCCGATGACTTGGATGTCAGCTGCGTCTACTTCCTCATCGGGGTGCTCCTCTTCGTTATAGCTGTGGATGCGGATTTTATTGCCCGGTAGGCGATAAAGTATTTTGGTGCGTAACCAGCCGTCATGATTGATGGCATAAATCTTGCCGTCTTTAATGTGTTTTTGGCTGGTATCTACACCTAGCGTAGCACCATCAGGAAATACCGGCTCCATGCTGTTGCCGTCTGCAGATACACAAACCACGTCTTTAGGGTTGATGCCTTTACGCCTCAGGCTGGATTCATGAAATCGCAGTTTATAACCGTTGAAGTCAGATGCTTCAAATGAGCCTGAACCTGCGGCCAGTCGCACTTCTTTCAGGAATGGCACTTCGCACTCTGCATCATTAAGCGGCGTGCCGTCCTGCCATGTTTCAACGACAGCGAAAGCGGTAGCGTTAGATTTTATTGTTTTGCTGGTAGGGCCTGACTGATATTTTTCGCCCGTACCGTCTAAATACCCCTGCGGCAATCCAAGAGATTTTTCTATATTTAGCGCGGCTGCATCCCCAATATTCCTGTAACCATTAAGCCATTGATTTACTTGGGCAGGAGCTTTTCCGATTGCACGGGAAAAATCAGCTTGATTGCCGTTAAATTTTTCATCAATTAAGTTTCTTACTCGTTCGAGGCGTGTCATTTTTTCTTTCCTTTTAGCAGGTTATGGCAATCATACAGCAACGCTTAATTTAACAATGCTACTTATTTTATTTAGCTGTGCTATAATCATTGCTAAATCTTTAGGAGCGAATTTTGGAATTAAGCGAATACTGCGCAAATGAGCGAGGTCGGCAGAGAGTAATTGCCGAAAAAATAGGTGTTTCGTCTGCGTATATGAATCAAATGGTTACAGGGCATCGCCCTATACCTGTTGAGTATTGTGCGCGGATAGAACAAGCAACAGAGGGCATGGTTTCCCGTCAGGAGATGCGCCCGAGTGATTGGCATGAGATATGGCCTGAACTACTTGAGGCATCCAATGGCTAAATCCTACCCCTTCACCGACGAAATTGCCCGCAAAAACGAAAGTGCAATCTTGCACGCCCTTGCAGGCGTTACCGCCCGCCATGTGTGCGAGGTGTCGGGTTTGTCGGAATCGGCGTTATGCCGTCTGAAAGAAGAAAAGCTGGAGCAGTACAGCCTTGCGCTGGCTGCAATGGGTTTGAAGCTGGTGTCGGTGGATGCAGAGGTCGTCACAAAGGCCGAAAAACGGTTTATGGCCGAGAAGATGATTGAGTATTACAGGCAGATGCTGGAGGAAGAATAAATGAAATGCAAGAAAAACAAAGTCTTGTCGAAGAAGGACAAGGCGGCAATCAAGAAGGCTTTGGTTAAGGCGGCAAGGCGTGGGGATGCATCGTACATCAACGACCTTTCCGCCATGCTGGAATACGAGTTCTCAAGACTGAATGCCGGCCTTCCGAGCAGTCTTGCCTCATTCGAAATCAACCGGTAACGCCGATTTGGAAATTATTCATGATTTCACGTTGTCTTTTCTGTTCGGCTTTCTTGGCTTCTGCCAGTTCGGTATCGCCAAGTTCTATCCGTATCAGGTCGGCGCATTCGAACATGCGTTTAACGGCTTTCTTTGGCGAATTATCGGGCGATACGGCCAATGTTGCGGCCAGTTGCAGGATTTGGAAATCGGTTAGTTCTAATTTGGACATTTTTCACTCCGTGAACGGTTGTTTGTGGAAATTCAATCATAGCACGGATGACAGGCCGGAAAGACGGCCAAAAAAAGCCCCGCGTTTGGGCGCGGGGTGGTGGAAGTTTGATTTAAGAAAGAGGTTTGATTATGAGCGATAAACAGACGCAATGCAAGCAAATTGTGGCGTACATCCGCGAAAAAGGGCACATCACGTCGCTTGAGGCTTATCAGAAGCTGAAGGTAACGCAGCTTGCGGCACGAATCACGGACTTGGAAAGCGCGGGCTTTGTGTTTGCCAAGCCGCGTTTGAAGGTGGACGGTTGCAGGCAGCCGGTTACGCATTACTCGATTGTGGAAAACGGGGTGGAAGTATGAGCCGCGACGAAAAGATACGGGAAGCATACCTGCTGGTGTCCGCCTATATGCGGGCGGAAGACGTTACCAAGGCGCGTGAGGCTTTGGAGCGGTGGGCCGAGGCTGTGAAAGGGGTTGGAAATGACGATTGAAAGATTTATTCCGAACAGTTTCCAGATAAGTAATGCGTTTGTTGACGAGATGATGGGCGAATTGAGCGGCAATGCGGTCAAGTGCTACCTGATTATCGTGCGTAAGACGCGAGGATGGGGCAAAGAATCGGATGCCATTGCCATCAGTCAGTTTATTGACGGCAAGAAGTTGAGAGACGAACGCACGGTCAGATCGGCCTTGGACGAATTATTGGCTGTCGGGGTGGTTGGCAAGATGGATTTTAAGGGTAGGCCGAGTGTTTATTTTTTAGCCAAACCCCCTGCAAAAAATGATGGGGGAGCACCTGCAAATTTTGTACCCCCTGCAAAAAATGTACCTACTGCAAAAAGTGAGGGTGCAGTACCTACAAAAAATGTACCCACACCCCCTACAAAAAATGTACCCCACAGAAAACAAGAAAACAAAAAACAAGATGTAGTAGAAATTTCAGAGGTTGGAAAAGACGGTTTGGGGTTTGCCGACAACAGCGGCTTTGCTTCGCCTGACGGTTTGGCAGACTTGAACGAATTTCCGATGGCGGACGGCTGGAAGCCCGCAGACGAAACAGCGTTTGACGCGAAACTGCGCCGTTCGCAAATCCCGTGCCTTGCCGACAGCCGCGTAGCGGATGCGTTGGCCGAATTTTCGAGCTACTGGCAGGCGGCAGGCAAGGTTTTGACGCAGGCGATGTGGGAACACAAGTTTTTCCAACTGCTGGCGCGCCAAAAGGCACAGGGGGCGTTTGCGTCCAAGCCCAAAGACCCTTCACACCGCAGACTGAACCAGCCGCAACAGGGCGGCAATGGTGCGGGGGATGGGCAGCCTAATCCGAAACGCGGCGTACTGCGTCCGCTGGGGAGGATGGTATGACTGCGGAAAACTTGGAAATCTTGGCCAGCAGCGAGGCCGAACAGTCGGTTATCGGCGCAATCCTGATTGACAACGCGGCGGCAGACATGCTGTCCGACCTGTCCGCCGAGGCGTTTTTCTTCCTGCCGAACCGCCTGATTTTTCAGACGGCCATGCAGATGGCGGCGGACGGTTTGCCGGTGGACGTGGTTACGCTGGATGCAGAGCTTGAGAAGCGCGGCCTGAACGAACAGACGGGCGGGATGGCCTACTTGATCGGCCTGTGCCAAAACACGCCGTCTGCGGCAAATGTAGGGCGTTATGCGAAGCTGGTGTCGGACTTTGCGGCGGAACGGGAACTGCGCTTCGCGGCGGAGGAAATCGAGAGGCTGGCAACCGAACGCGAGGGCAGGAGTATCGCCGACAGGCAGGCGGAGGCGGTTGCCCTGCTGGACAAAATCAGTACGGCGGCGGCGGGCAGAAGCGAGGAAATGAGTTACACGGATGCGCTTCGGGCAACGCTGAAACACTTCGACCGCATCAACGAATCAGACGGCATGTTGGGATTCTCCACCGGCCTGAACGGGCTGGACGAGGCAACGGGCGGGCTTCAGCGCGGCAATCTGACGGTTATCGGGGCGCGTCCGGGAATGGGTAAGTCCGTATTGGCGGAAAACATTGCGCGTCATTTTGCAAAAAGCGGGCTGTCCGTGCGCTTCCAAAGCTACGAAATGTCGGCGGTGGAGTTGGTGCAACGCGGTGCGGCGGCGGAATACGGGATTGACTACGGCCGTCTGAAAAAATTCCGCATGACGCAGATGGAGCGGGACAACTTTACGCTGTACCTGAGCAAATCGCAAAACTGGAAATTTGCCATCGATACGGAGATGGCAGGCATTGATACGTTGGCGGCACGTTGCCGCGTGGAGAAGCGTAAATCGGGGCTGGACGTGCTGTTCGTAGACCACCTGCACCTGATGCCGCGCAAGGGTGTAAACGAGGTGGCCGAGCTTGACGATATTACGGCACGGCTGAAACGGCTGGCGATGGAACTTCAGATTCACGTCGTTCTGGTTGCGCAGTTGAACCGTGCGACGGAAAAGCAGGCAGACAAACGTCCGAGCCTGGCCGATTTGCGCGGCAGCGGCGGCATCGAGCAGAACGCGAACCTTGTGCTGATGCCGTACCGTGAGGGCTACTACGATTCGGACGCGCCGCAGGAGACGGCGGAATTGATTATTGCGAAGAACAGGGATGGCGAGCGCGGCGTACTGGATTTGAAATGGGAAGGCCATCATCAGAGGTTTGCGGATTATGAATACTGAAACCTGCCTGCACTGCGCCCATGCCGATTTCCGCGATGCGGCTGCCAAGGGGTTCAAAGGCCATCTGACCTGCCCGACGGTGGATAAGTGGCGATACCTGAACAGGCGCACGGTATGCGAGAGCGGGAAGTTTCAGACGGCCTCCGAAGGGGTGGTGGCAAAACGGATTGAATGGTTTGAGAGGAAAAAATGATGTATCACAAGTTTAATAATTTGCGCACGGTGAACAGTTACGGCGAATTTGTATGGCAAATCTGCCGCCGCAAGGGGCATCCGGTGGCCGTCATCAGTCGCAACGGGCGGCATTACTACAACCTTAAGCTGATGCCGGGATTCGGTAGCCGTTCGATGCACGACGATGTAACGGAGTTTGTGATGGATGTGCTTTGTACGGAGGCGGGAAGGATGGAAGAGGGGTCGGAATGACGGGAATAGTGGGTTTGATTTGGCTGACGGGCGCGGCGGTTGTCGGGCTGGTGTCGGGGCTGGTTGTGATTGCGGTGGAAGAGGTACGGAGGAGGCGGAATGGCTGAATATTTTTTGTGCCGCATAAACGGTGCGCCCAAGGGGAAGGGCAGGCCTAGATTTAACAAGTCGGGCAGGGCCTATACGCCGAAGGCGACGCGGGAATACGAGAAGGCGGTCAGGGAGGCCGCAATGAAGGCAACCGCCGCGCTGCAATGGCTGAAGCCCGATAAGGAAGTGCCGTTGGAGGTTTCGGTTACGGCGTATTTCCCCGTGCCGAAAAGCTGGAAGAAGGCGGACAGGGAGGCGGCCTATGCGGGCGACCTGTACCCCGTTTCCAAGCCGGATATAGACAACGTGGAAAAGCTGGTTTTGGATGCGTTGAACGGTATTGCGTACCACGACGACTGCCGCATTGTTTCGGTTTCGGGGCGCAAGCGGTATGCGGGCGAGGATGAGGAACCGCATGTGCTGGTTTATGTGGCGAGGCAGAAGACTTTTTCGGAGATGAAGGCTGAGGCTTTGGCACGCGGGAAGCATGAATGGTAAGGGCGGGCGGGCCGTCTGAAAGAAACAGGAGGAAATGATGTTCGAATTGGTATTCAAAAGCGGTAACGAGGCGGAAACCGACAGCCGCAGGGTGGCTAAGGCGTTTGGGAAAGACCACGGGAAGGTCATCAGGGCAATTGAAAACCTTGATTGCCCCGCAGATTTCGCAAAAGCCAATTTTGGCTTGTGTTATGAAGTTAATCAGGCGGCCAATAATAAGCCTTTGAAATATTATCGGATTACTGAAAGCGGCGCGATGCTGCTGATTATGGGCTTCACCGGCAGCGAGGCGGTCAAGGTCAAGCTGGCGTTTATCGAAGCGTTTAAGGAAATGCGCGAGCAGATTGCCAACTATCGCGAATATTGCGAACTGATGGCCTTGCGCGATGCCAAGTTTGCCGAAGCGTCGGACTGCGGGCGGGGGCTGGCGCATTGGGCGCGTGAGAAAACGCGGCTGGATGCGATGATTGCGCGGCGTGAAAGCCTGTTGCAATTGCCGTTAGTTTTGGAATCGGAAGTGTGAGCGCGGTGGAACGCATAAGGCCGTCTGAAATCCTAATTAGAACGGACGGCAGTCTAATTAGAACGGGAAAGGATTTGAAATGGCGGTCAATGTTGCGGTGGTGAAAACGCCGGCGGGAACGCTTGCACCGGCGACGGCCTACGATGCGGAAATCCTGCGGGATTACGCCGCCGGCCGGCAGTTGAAGGTGGAAATCAAGCAGATGGGCAACCGCAGTTATCAGCACCATAAGCTGTTTTTCGGCGGGTTACTGCCTTTGGCGTATGAATACTGGGTGCCGTCGGGCGGATTGGTGACGGACGGGGAGCAGAAGCTGATCAGCGGTTTCGCGCGGCGGCTTGAGGCCATGCATTCGAGCGGCGGGCTGTTTTTGGAGTTTGCCGACGAGTTTGTACGGATGGTGGCGGCAAAGCGGGGCGAGAGAATCGGCGCAGTGCTGCAAAGCATGGAGGCTTTCCGCAAGTGGCTGACGATTGAGGCGGGGTATTTCGATGTTTACGAGACGCCGGACGGCTACCGCAAGGAGGCGAAAAGCATCAGCTTCCACAGTATGGGCCAGGAGGAGTTCAACCGGTTTTACCGGGACTGCTTTCAGGTTGCTTGGAACATGATGTTGTCGTCGAAGTTTGAGTCGGAGGAGGCCGCCGAACGGGCGGCTATGGAGATGATGGAGATGGGCGGATGAGCAAGATTACGCAGTCGGCACGCGGCGAGCGTTGTCAGATACGGTTTCCGGGCATTTGCAATCATGACCCGGAAACGACGGTTTTCGCGCATTACCGCTTGGCAGGCTATTGCGGCACAGGCATCAAGCCGCCTGACTTTATGGGCGCGTATGCCTGTTCGCGCTGTCACGATTTGGCCGACGGACGGCTGAAGGCGGATTGTACGGAAGGGGAAATTCAGACGGCCTTTGCCGAGGGTGTGATGAGGACTTTGGTTTTGTTGCATGAAAAAGGGTTGGTTAAAACATGAGCGGGGCTGTGAATGTATAGGAATGTTGAACAAGTATTACGTGAAGTTTACAAAATCCATAGTGTACGCATGGAGCCGCTGAATAACACGGCTAAGGTGTGTGCGTGGTGTGAAAGTAAGGGTGTGATGGGTGGCGGTGGAGAATTGACGCAAGCCGAAACTCATGCAAATGCTGCAATGATTATCAGCCGTATAGAGCGCGTGTTAAACCGTTACGAGTTGGCTGTGATTGAATGCACATATAGCGAAAACCTGAGTGGTATTGTGGATATTACGGCGTATATTGAAGAGCAAAATGTAGGGGTTAATTTGCTATTGTGCGACAATATATTATCCAACTTGTTTACGGGGCTTCCTAAAAAAACCGTTATTATGGATAAATACGATATATCAAATGGTTATTTGTACCGGCAGCGTGAAAAAATAAAGAGGGTGGTAGCAGCATTAGAGACAACGGCTATATTGAAATTACAGGATGAGTTTGAATCATGCCGCATTATTGACAAAGCGGAGGTTTTAGGTATAATTATGATATAGTTTGGAAATAGCTATATAAACCGCCTTTGTTGGGCGGTTTTTGCGTTTTCAGGCCGTCTGAAATTTTGGGTTGGAGGGTTCTCCAGCCGGTTTCAGGGTTCTATGGGCGTTTGCCGTTTGAAGGTGTTCGGCAAAGGCTATCGGGGCGTGGTTTCACGTTGAGGGGAGAGGATTGCGGACGCTCTCACCCGCTAGAGGGTCGCGCCTCAGTTTCCTAATGTCTTGGTTCTAGCCCCGCGCCTGATTGGTGCGGGGATTTTTTTGGAGGTTCGATATGAGCGATAAGAAACGCCCCATCGGGCGTCCGACAACATACAATCAAGAAACGGCAGATAAAATCTGCGAACTGATCGCCCGTGGCATGAGCTTACGGGCGATTTGTGCATCTGCCGATATGCCGGCGGGCGGAACGGTGCACCGCTGGTTGGCGGAGCACCAAGATTTTCAGGAGCAATACGCGCGTGCGCGCGAGGAGCAGGCAGACGGCTTCGCTGACGAGATTATCGACATTGCCGATTCTGTCGCCCCTGAAACAGGTGAAGTGGCGAAAGCCAAGTTACAAATCGACGCCCGCAAGTGGAAGGCAGCCAAGCTCGCGCCGAAGAAGTACGGCGAGAAGCTGGAATTGGATGCCGACATGCGCGTGAAGGTAGAGACCCGCTCGCTGGAAGATATTTTCAAGTAACCCTATGGCCAATCCGTATTTCAAGCCTCTTATCCGCAAGGCGCGTTACAAGGTGCTGTATGGCGGGCGCGGTAGCGGGAAATCGTATTTCTTGGCGGAATTGGCGGTGGAAGTATCGCGCCGTATCGGCACAGTCATTCTGTGCGCCCGTGAGTTTCAAGGCTCGCTGGATGATTCGGTGTACCAGCTATTGATTGAGACCATCGAACGCTTGGGCTACACGGATGAATTCGACATCCTGAAATCCACCATCACCCATAAAGGCACGGGCGCGAAGTTCGTGTTTTACGGCATTAAGAACAACGTTACCAAAATCAAATCTATTCAGGGTGTCGGCGTGTGCTGGGTGGAAGAAGCCGAAGCGGTAACGAAGAATTCATGGGATGTATTGATACCATCCATCCGCGGCGATAAGAACGCGGAGATATGGATCAGTTTCAACCCGAAGAATATTTTGGACGACACCTATCAGCGGTTCATCGTCCACCCGCCCAAAGACAGCATTGTCTTGAAGGCCAACTACGACATCAACCCGCATTTCCCCGATACGCCGCTACTGGCCGATATGCTCGAATGCAAAGAGCGGGACGAAGACCTTTACCGTCATATTTGGCTGGGAGAGCCGGTTGCCGATAGTGAGCTGGCAATTATCAAGCCAAGCTGGATTGAAGCTGCCATTGATGCGCATGAAAAACTGGGCTTCTCAGCCGCAGGCCGGCGCATCCTTGGTTTTGATGTGGCCGATGAAGGCGATGATGCCAACGCTACCGTATTGCGGCACGGCTCAGTCGTAACCGATATGCAGCAATGGCGCGGCCAAGACGTGATTTATTCCGCCGACAAGGTTTACCTATACGCCCAAGAGCAGGATATTGACCGCATCGTGTACGACAACATCGGTGTGGGTGCTGGTGTGAAGGCACAGTTCCGGCGCAAGAACGGCAAGGTGCAGACGCTAGGCTTCAATGCCGGCGGTGCGGTGTACAAACCTGACGCCAAATACACCGACGACAAGAAAAACCGCGACATGTTCGCCAACATCAAGGCGCAGGCATGGTGGATGGTGCGCGACCGCTTCTACAAGACGTGGCGTGCCGTCCATCACGGGGACAGTTACCCCGAAGACCAACTTATCAGCCTTTCAAGCAGCCTGCACGAATTGGAATACCTGACTGCCGAATTGAGCCGTCCGCAAGTGGATTACGACCAAAACGGGCGTGTGAAGGCAGAGAGCAAGAAAGACATGAAAAAGCGTGGTATCCCCAGCCCGAACCGGGCGGACGCGCTGGTCATGGCCTTTGCCCCTGTGCAGAGCGGGCTGAACATCAACCCCAAGATATTGAGCGGACTATGAGTAAGAAAAAGAACAAGCCGAACGCCAAGGCCATGCGCCGCGCCCTGCAAAGGCTACCTGAAAAGCAGCCTGCATCATACAGCTTGGATTTCCCAGCCCTGCCGGACGGCGTGAAGCCAAACGGTATAGCCATGGACAGCAGCCTCTTAGGAAACTTTGGGGCTGATTGCTTTTTCGGCACCGGCTTTATCGGCTATCCGCGCTTGGCCGAGTTGGCGCAGATTTCCGAATACCGCAGCGTGAGCGAAACCACCGCCAACGAAATGACCCGCCAATGGATAGAAATAAAATCCGTAGGCGAAGAAGATAACAGCGACCTCATCAAGCAGATTGAGGAATGCTACGAGCGGCTGAACGTGCGCGATGTGTTCCGCAAGGCCATCGAAACAGACGGCCTGTTCGGGCGCGGCCAGATACTGGTGCAAATCAAAGATCACGACGGCAAACTTGCCAATCCTCTGCTCTTGACCGAGAAAACCATTGCCAAGGGCAGCCTGAAAGCCTTGGTGAATATTGAGCCGATGTGGACGACCCCTGCTCCGTACAACGCCATCGATCCGACATTGCCTGACTTCTACAAGCCGAAGGCATGGTATGTGATGGCACAGGAAATCCATGCCAGCCGACTGTTTACCCTGATTTCCCGCCCTGTGCCGGATATGCTCAAACCCGCCTACAACTTCGGTGGCGTGAGTATGACCCAGCTTATGATGCCCTATGTGGAACGTTGGCTGCGTACCGTGGATTCCGTCAGCGACCTGCTGCACAGCTTCTCCTTGTCCGGCATTAAAACCGACATGAGCGCGATATTGAGCGGCAGCGACGACGGCGACACCAACATCATGCTGCGTGCCGAACTGTACAACCGTTTGCGCGACAATCGCGGCCTGATGCTGTTGAGCAAAGACGAAGAAGAGTTCTTCCAGTTCAACACTCCTCTTTCCGGCTTGGATGCGCTGCTTGCCCAATCGCAGGAGCAAATGGCCGCCCCCAGCCATACGCCGCTGGTGAAGCTGCTCGGCATCACGCCCAGCGGCCTGAATGCCAGCACAGAGGGCGAAATTGCCGTTTACTACGACCACATCCGCGCCATGCAGGAAAACCTGCTGCGCGACCCGTTGGACAAGTTGCTCAAGCTAGTGCAACTGCACCTGTTCGGCAAAGTGAACGACAACATCACGTTTGACTTCGTGCCTTTGCAGCAGATGAGCGAAACCGAGCTTTCCACCATCCGCAAATCCGATACCGACCGCGATGTGGCCTACATTCAGGCCGGTGTTGTATCGGCAGAGGAAGTACGCGGACGGTTGGCAAGCGAGCCGGACAGCGGCTACAACGGCATCGACGTGGGAGATGTGCCCGAAATGCCCGATAACGGCTTTTCAGACGGCCTGAACGACGGCGGAGAGGAAGACGGCGGATTACCCATCGACCCAAAGCCTAAACCTGCCCAAGATGCCGAATGGGATGAAAGCAAGCCATGAAGTTATCCGCCCCGTCCGATAAAGACATCATCCTGAAGCCGATACAGCCCAACCTAGGCGTAGAGGCCGCCTACCGCAAAAGCCTGAAAAAGCTGTTGCGCGAAATGCGCGCCGACGTGCAGGGCTTGCTCGAACGGCACTACCCGAAAGGCATTGCCCAAGACAGCCTGACGGACGGCTTGCAGGCTGCTTTGTCCGCCCTGTTGCGTTATTGGCTGGCACGGTTGGACAAGCTTGCCCCGCAAATCGCCGGGGTATTCGCCAATCAAAGCGCAACCCACACAGAGAGAGCCTTTCAGACGGCCTTACGGGAAGCGGGCTTTACCGTCCGTTTCCGCGCCACAGCCCAGCAGCAAACCGCCTTGCAGGCCGTATTGGGCGGCAACGTCTCGCTTATCCGCTCCATCGGCCAGCAATACCTAAACCGCGTGGAAGAAAGCGTATGGCGCAGCGTGAATGCAGGCTACGACATGGCGCAACTGACCCGCGAACTGCGCAAAGACTACGGCATCAGCGAGCGCCGCGCCGCCTTTATTGCGCGAGACCAAACCAACAAAGCAAAGGCGGCCATTGAAAAGGCACGGCGGCAGGAACTGGGCATCACCGAAGCTATATGGATGCACTCCCACGCAGGCAAAGAGCCGCGTCCGAGCCATGTTGCCGCCAACGGCAAGCGGTTCGACGTGAGTAAAGGCATGTATCTGGACGGCAAATGGGTACAGCCCGGAACCGAGCCAAATTGCAGATGCACCAGCCGCGCCGTGATTAAAGGATTCAACTCATGAATACGCAACAGAGAGCCATTTTGAGCAAAGCCCGCCGATTGTTGGCGATGGATGCCGAATGGGACGAATCCAAACATCCACGTGCGGAGAATGGGCAATTCGGCAGCGGCAGGCCGTCTGAAAACGGCAGATTAAACCTGCCTGAAAATCCGACACGGGGCGATTTGCGCCGTGCAGCCAAGCAATGGCTGTCCGAAAACCTACAAGGTAAAACAATCCCCACATCAGACGGCAAAAAAGTAACTTTCAACCGTAACGACAGCACAGACCATCTTAGCTTTAATGCCAGCCGTTCAAAGCTGCACGCACAGGCAGTTACATTTGTTGCCGATGTGTTTCAGACAGGTAAGTTTATCGGCAGGGAAGAGCTTGCACATGAAAGAAAAGATAATTTCGTTGCTTTCCACAAATATCAAAAACAAGTGGAGATTGACGGTTATCGGGTGTTATTGGAAGCCGCAGCGGGAGAGTTGCCCGACGGAGAATTGGAAGCGGTAGATGAGATGATTGCCTATAACCAGCGTTTGGCAGGCAAAGAAAAAGTAGGAAACGCGCCTGCAAGCATTGAAACCGCAAAAGACAGCGGCCAAGCGGCGGGTTTTGTTTCCTACGCAGATAATCATACTCCCTTTGCCGAAGACGGACAAGCACACGAAACAGTAGGCTATATACGCATTATGAAGATAACCGACCAAAACGGGCGCGATGTAACAGGAGCCTATGATGAAGGCCGCCTATCCATCGCCCAAGACCGCTCCCTGCGCTCCTACGACCAAGACGGCAGGCTGCACGTTGAAAGCTCCAACATCAGCAAGGCCACGGTAAACCCCTACTATGGAAGCGAAATCCCCAATTACCAACAACTGGGGCTTGAGCCGAAAAAGGTGTACTACCTGCTGCGAGACCCTGAAGAGTTGGAAAAGGCCGCGCAGACGTTCAACAACCTGCCTTTATTGAGCAAGCACATTCCCGTTTCTGCCGACGAACCGCAGAAAGAAGTGATTGCAGGCACGACTGGCAGCGATACCGTGTTTGAAGACGGCTACCTGAAATGTTCGCTGGCCGTGTGGGATGCGGAGGCGATTGCCGGTATTGAGAGCGGCGAGCAGGTGGAGCTATCCAGCGCGTACCACTACACCGCCGACATGACCGCAGGCGAATTTGAAGGCCGACACTATGACGGCGTGATGCGCGATATTGTCGGAAACCATGTAGCCCTTGTCGATGTGGGTCGGGCGGGGCGTGATGTTGTAGTAAGCGATGCAGACCCATTTTACGAAAGGAAAACCATGAAACTGAAAGCAGGCGCGAAAGCGCGTATTCAGGCAGCCGTGCAGCCTTTGTTGGCGCAGGATGCCGAATTGAGCCCCGATGAACTGTTGCAGGTTATCGGCTCGCTCACCAACGAAGTGCAGACGGCGGAGGACGACGGCGAAGATTTGCCGCCCGAAAACGTCGAGAACGTCGGCACGGACGAAGACGAGCCGGAGGACGGCGAAAACAACCCCGCCCCCGCCGAGCCGGAAGAACCCGCCGAAGACGAAGAGCCGGAAGCTCCTGAAGGCGGCGCACCTAAGCCCGCGCAAGATGCTGCCATTTCCAAAATGGCGATGGATGCGGCCATCAAACGCGCCGTAGAAGCCGAGCGGAAACGTTCGCAAGCCTTGGCGACGGCACAACGCGAAGTGGCGCATATTGTCGGCGATGTGGCGATGGACAACGCGGCGGATGTGTACAAGTTCGCGCTCGAACAGAGCGGCATTGACGTAACCGGCGTGCATCCTTCCGCCTACCGTGCCATGGTCGGCATGTTGGGCAAACCCAAACAGCCGATGGCGCAAGATGCGGCCAAAACCGCCGAACAGTTCCCCGGTTTATCACGAATCAGAAAGGCTTAAACCATGTCATTCCAAAAAGCAGTCCAACCTTACCAAGCCCCCGCCGTTGCGGGGGATTTTGCTGCCCACAACCCGAACGCTTCCATGCTGGCGGGTGAAGGCGCGCTCGTCAGCGGCGCGGACGGCGTAACCGTCGGCGTGTTCGCTTGGGCGGATGCCGAGGGCAAAGTGTCCAACAAGAAAACCGCCGGCGCACGTATCGGCTTTGTCCACCGCGAACAGCAGGCCAGCATCACCACCTATCTGGCAGAACACGGCAACCAAATCCTGCCCGGTCAAATCATCACGCTGGCCGTGGCGGGCGATTTTTGGGCGCACTTCCCCGCCGGTGCTGAAATCGGCCAGAACGTGTTTGCCAAAGACACCGACGGCACATTGAAAGCATCTACCGCCGCCACCGAAACCGGCCACACCCTGACCCGCTTCAAGGTGGCTTCCAAAGCCGCAGCGGGCGAACTGGCCAAAATCACCACATGGGAGTAACGATTAAATGAATACCTTGCAACAACTCGAACGCGATGCCGGCATCGTCTTTATGGGCGGCGGCAAAAAGCTGATGAACGAACAGGTGCAGGCTGCTTTGGCGATGGACGCGCAGCCCGCACTGACCACCGCCGGCAACAGCGGCATCCCTGCATGGATGCTGACCTATGTCGATCCGAAGCTGATTGAAGTTGCCCTGCAGCCGATGAAGGCCGCCGAAATCTTCGGCGAAGTGAAAAAAGGCGACTGGACGACCGAAACCGCCATGTTCATGCTGGTAGAACCTACCGGCGAAGTCTCCAGCTACGGCGACTACAACAACAACGGCGTGAGCGGTGCCAACGTCAATTTCCCGCAACGCCAAAGCTACCATTACCAAGTATTCACCCGCTGGGGCGAACGCGAAGTAGCCCGCGCAGGCGAAGCGAAGATTGACTATGTGAACCGCGTCAATCAGGCCAGCGTGAACGCCTTGAACCGCTTCCAGAACAAATCCTATCTGTTCGGCATCAAAGGTTTGCAGAACTACGGCATCCTCAACGACCCAAGCCTGCCTGCCGCCACCGCCGCCGCCCAAACATGGGCAACCGCCACCGGCGAACAGGTGTACGAATCCATCCGCAAGCTGTTCCAAAAACTGTTGCAGCAGACCGGCGGCCTGATTGATATGAACACCCCGCTGCTGCTGGTGTGCAGCCCGACTGCCAGCGTGGAACTGACCAAAACCAACCAGTACAACGTCAATGTTACCGACCAACTGAAAAAGAACTTCCCGAACCTGCGCATCGAAACCGTGCCGGAATACTCCGCCGCATCGGGCGAGATGGTGCAGCTGATTGTGGAAGAGTTGGACGGTCAGCGCACGCTGGAATGCGGTTTCACCGAAAAACTGCGTGCGCACAACATGGTTTTGGAAGCCTCCAGCATCAAGCAGAAGAAATCGCAGGGCACATGGGGCGCGATTATCTATCGCCCATTCTGCATTGCTTCCATGACGGTTAGCTAAGTGCAGGCTGCTTAAAAAACAAGGCCGCCTGTTTCAGGTGGCCTTTTCTCAATTTCAAAGGAAAATCAAATGGCAAAACAAAAAACTGTAACCGTTGGTTGCAAACTGCCCAACGGACTGATTATTGAAGTCGGCGGCCAGTCGGTAGAGTTGAACGGCGCGAACGCTTCAAACATCATCGGCGGCCACGGCATTACCTACGATGTGGATGCCGACCTGTTCAATGCTTGGCTGGAAGCGCACCAAGACCGCGATATGGTGAAAAACGGCTTCGTTTTCGCCCATGAAGATGCCAAGAATACCAAAGCCGAAGCACGGGAAAAGACCGACAACGAAACCAAGTTGGAAGCTATTAACCCCGATGACAAGGCCAATGGTGTAAGCACCGCCAAGGAAGACTAACCATGCCCGCCGTCGTTTTTGACAAAGCACGGTTTCAGGCGGCCTATCCCGAAGTACAGGCCACGGATGCACAGCTTGAAATATGGTTCACACAGGCCGAAAGCCTGCTGGACAACACCGACCACAGCATTGTGAAAAAACTGGAAGAGCGCGAAATGCTGCTTTTCCTGCTGGTATGCCACTTCGCCGCGCTGGCTGAACGTGCCGCACAGGGCGGATTGGTGGGACGTATTGCTTCGGCCACCGAAGGCAGCGTTTCCGTGAGCGCGGATATGGGCGCGGTGGGCAGTAATGCCGCTTGGTATCTGCAAACGCCTTACGGTGCAACCTACTGGCAGCTTACCGCCAAATACCGCCGCTTCCGCTATGTGCCGGGAGGCTGTTATGCGCGGCGGCGATAAATTCCGGCAGCGGCTGGCCGAACTGGCCGCGCAGGCAACAACGGGCAAGGTGCGTGTCGGCATCATCGAGCAGGCAAACTACGACGGCTCGGATGGCGAAAGCGTGGCACAAGTCGCCTTTTGGAACGAATACGGCACGGCAACCATCCCGCCGCGCCCGTTTTTCCGCAATACCATTGCCGAACACAAAGACGAATGGCCGAAGCAGGCTGCTGAGATGCTGGAAGTCAATGGCGGCGACGTGCGGCAGGCCTTGGCGGATATGGGCGAAGTCGTGAAAGGACAGATTAAAATGACCATCCAAGACTTCCGCGAACCACCCAACGCCGCCGCAACCGTGAAGCAAAAAGGCTTCGATAAGCCATTGACTAACAAGGGGACGTTGTGGCGCAGTATTGATTGCGAGGTAGCCGATGAATCTTAGAGCCATCGCCAACGGCGCGATTACATCCGTCAATCCGAACCTGCCCGCCGTGCTGAAACTTAATGACGGCTACACCACCGATGCCACGGGAAAACGGAAATCAGGTTACAGCGAGCATTCTGTAACCATACAGACCCAAACCCTCAGCACGCAGGATTTGTCCTTGTTTGAAGGATTGGCGCAACAAGGAATGTTGCTGTATGCCTATGTCACCGGCCAATTCCACGGACTGCGGCGACAGGATGGTAAAGGCGCGGACAAGCTGGTATTCGCGGCCTACGGCGAAACCGAAACGACAGAATGGCTGGTGAAACAGGTGGTGGAAAGCTGGCCGGATTGGTGCAAGGTGCTGTTATGGCGGCAACATTAGACGATATTTACACCGAAGTCCGGGCAATGCTGCTCGGGCTTTTTTCGTGCGAAGTGGTGCGCGGATACAGCAACAACGTACCGTTGCCAAAGCATCCGTTTGTGGTGATGAACATCCTGAACGAAACCGCCGCCGCCATGAATGAGCACGCTTACGCCGTGGCGGATGAAACCGCCGCCGTATCGCGCCAATCCGAAATACAGATGCAGCTTGACTTCTACGGCGCAGAAGCGGGGCAGATGGCGCAGAAAACCGTTTTGTTTTGGCGCGATTTCTACGCCTGCGAACAGCTGAAATCCTGCCAGCCGCTATATGCCGACCCCGCACGCTTCATGCCGCTCACCAACGAAGAGAGCGAATATGAAGAACGCTGGATGACCACCGTCCATCTGGCCTACGCGCCACAGGCGGAACACCCGCAACAGTTTGTAAACGCTTTTGATTTAACCCTGATCCAACCGTAAAGGATATATTCATGTTCCAATCTATTCCGGCAAATAAAATTGTCAGCGTGAATCCCGCCGTACTCAGTTCCGGCGGCTCTCCGCTGTCGATGAACGCCGTCTTTTTGAGCAAAAATGACAACCTACCCACCGGTAGGCATACCGCGTTCCCCGATGCTTCGGCAGTCGGCGAGTTTTTCGGCTTGGCCAGCGAAGAATTTAAAGCCGCGCAAGTGTACTTTAAAGGTTTCGATAATTCGCACATCAAACCCGGCACGCTGTATTTCTACCCCTACAACGTCGGCAAAGAAGCTGCCTATCTGCGCGGCGCAAGTGTGAAAAGCATGAGCCTTGCCGCCCTGAAAAAACTTTCTGGCAATCTGAAAGTGAACATCGACGGCAACGACAAGAGCGGCGACAACATCAGCTTGGCGACCGCCACCAGCTTTTCAGATGCCGCCGACAAAATCGGCACAGCCATCAGCGCCACCGTGCAGTTTGACGAGCAGTTGCAGGCGTTTGAAATCGTCTCCGCCACCCAAGGCCGAGCTTCCGAAATCGGCTTTGCCACCGGCACGCTGGCCGAAGCCCTGAACCTGACCGAAGCCAAAGGCGCGGTGATTTCCAAGGGCAACGATGGCGACAGCGCGGAAACCGTGATGGAAGGCGTGATTCAGTCCACTTTGAATTTTGCCACCTTCACTACCGTGTTTGAGCCCGAACTGGCCGACAAACTGGCATTGGCCAAATGGAGTAACGCGAAGAACAACCGCTTCCTTTACGCCGCATGGGGTAAAGAAGCCGCTGCGCTGCAAACCGGCAACACGACCTGTTTGGGCGCACAACTGAAAGCCGCCGCCTACGACGGCACCGCCCCGATTTACGGCGGACTGGACAAGGCCGCTTTCCTGTGCGGCGCGATTGCCTCCATTGATTTCACTGAAACGCAAGGCCGCATCACGCTGGCGTTCAAAAACCAATCCGGTTTGAGCGTGGACGTGGACAACGCCGCCGATGCCGACAACCTGAAAGAGAACGGCTACAACTACTACGGTGCATGGGCAACCGCCAACGACCGCTTTACCTTCCTGTATCCCGGCCAAATGCCCGGCAAATGGAAGTGGATTGATGCCTATGTGAACCAAATCCGCCTCAACAGCCAGTTGCAGCTTGCCCTGATGACCCTGCTCATCTCGGCCAAGGCCGTGCCGTACAACGCCGTCGGTATCGCCCTGCAACGCGCCGCCTGCCAAGACCCGATTAACGAGGCCTTGAACTTCGGCAGCATCCAGCCGGGCGTGCCGTTGAGCGAGCAGCAACGCGCCCTGATTAACAACGAGGCGCGCGTAGATGCCGCCGCGAAGATTGAAAGCACCGGTTATTTCCTGCTGATTCAGAACGCTTCGGCGCAGACGCGCGGCAACCGCCAGTCTATGCCGATGAAGCTGTGGTACACCGACGGCGGCAGCGTGCACAACATCAACCTCGGCTCAATCAACGTTCAGTAAACCCATGCAGCCTGCACTTTAACCATTATTGAAAAGGAAACGAAATGAACTACGAAGCATTAGGCCGCTATACCGAAGCCTGCGAAAAACTGCAACCGCTGCTGCGTGAGATGAAACAGCACGCGGGAACGGTTAGAGCTGCCGCCGAACAACTGCCGTTTGTTTTGGACGAACTGGCGGGCGGGCAGCCGGTGCCGAAATTAGACCCCGTGGCCGAAATGGAAAAAATCGACACCGCCAACCGCCGCCTGCAGGAGCTTTGGCAGGAAGCATGCCGCTGGGCACGCACCGCCAATGCCAATGCGGAACAATGCGGAAAGGCGAAGCTGAATTTTGGGCGGGAGCAGGCTTGATTTTCAGTCAGCTTTTTAGTATAGTACGATGCCATGAGGCGTCGAAACCTCTCCCTACACGGCATTCACCCCGTCAGCGTGAATTTTTTACGTCCATAGTTTCCTCGATGTTTGTTGCGATGAAGGTTTCCTATGGCCGCGAGGGCTGTGAATACAATACCTGCTTCGACAGGGAATAAGCACGGCTCTTGTAGGGAGCTTTCGAACCTCGCGGCCGCCTATTTCGGGCAACTTCGAAAACAACCTACAGGAAACAATCATGAACACTAATTTCTCTTTGTCTTTTCACAACGTCGATTTTGATATTACCGACATTCACGGCCAGCCTTGGCTAAGGGGTTACCAAATCGGTAATGCCTTGGAATATTCAGACGGTGCTGTTGCAATCGCAAAACTTTATGACCGTAACGCCGACGAATTTACCGACAGCATGACCCAAGTTATCGAGCTGCCCACCGCAGGCGGCAAACAGCAGGTGCGTGTATTCAGCCTGCGCGGCTGCCACCTGCTCGGCATGTTGGCACGAACCAAAGTAGCCAAAGAGTTCCGCCATTGGGTGCTGGATGTGCTGGAGAAAGAAGTTTCAGGCAGCCTGCACCCCAAAAGCCCGTGCAAAGCCCTTCCCAACGGTTTAACCCACGAGCAACAGGCAGAAGTCAAAGCACTACACAACATCCTGCTCCAATCCGTACCGTTCGAGAAGCAGAAGGCTTTGGCGATTACGTTATGGAGCGCGGTTAAGTCAAAATTTAAAGTCGGCTACAAAGACGTGCCGCCCGAGCAGTTCCCCGAAGTATTGAGCCTGATGGCGCGGGTGGCCGTGGAAAAAGGGGCGCAATACCGCGAAGCCGAAACCGTAAATCTGGAAACCGTGCCGAAGCTGTTTGCCAATCAGGCCAATATCCCCTTCAACCTGAACCGCAACGCCCACTACGCCGTTACGGTGAAGGGCGGCAAAATCTACCGCCACACCGTCAGCTATATCACGTCTCCGTATGAAGACGGCATGATTCCGTGCTTGGCGCATCAGAATGATTTTTAACCCCTAATGCTGCCTGACCGCAGCCAGACCGCCGCGCCGCAAGGTTCGGCGGCCTTAGTCCTGCCCGCATCTGCGGGCTTTTTTATTGGAGAACCCAAAGATGCAAACCGTATCAGACCGCACCCTGACCGCCGCCAACAGCATCCTGCTGATGCGCGTGAAAGGCTTTAACGACAACTTCGTACAGATCGAAGGCTACGCCGCCGACAATGCCTTCGACTTCGGGCAAGGCAAAATCGGCGAAACCATGATGGGCGTGGACGGCCAACAGTCCGGCGGATTTACCCCCTTCGAAGTGGACTTCAACATCCAGCTTGCGCCCACCAGCAAATCGCGCGACTACTTCGACCAATTCACCAACGACATCCTGCAACGTCAGGAAACGCGCATGGTGGAATTTTCGGTTGAGATTCCCGCCGTGAAAAAACGCTACACTGCCACCGGCTTCTTGGTGGAAGTTCCGGGTGGCACAACCGCCAAGAAAACACTGGAATCTGTAACCTACTCGTTCCGCATCGTGGTGAAACCGGAGGAAATCTGAAATGGCGTTGAAAACCAAGCAAATCACGATTGAAAACGGGCGTGATAAAGGCCGCGTGTTCCTGATTACCGAAATGAGCGCCGCCCATGCCGACCACTGGGCGATGCGCGCATTGATCGCGTTGGCCAACGGCGGCGTGGACTTGGGCGGCCTCAGCCCGCAGCAAGGCATGATGGGCATGGTCGGTGTGGCTTTGGACGCATTAGGCCGTCTGAAAGCGGATGATGCCATCCCGCTGCTGAACGAACTGTTGGACTGTGTGCAAATCATCCCCGAAGGCGGCCAGCCGCGCCCGTTGAATATGGATTTCAACGACGTAGAAGACTTTACCACCCTGTGGCGGTTGCGGAAGGAGGTGTTCGCATTGCATACCGATTTTTTGCAACACGCCTTTGGCAAGACTACGGGGTCGGAAGAGGAAGGGGCGGCAGCCTAGACTATCTGAACCTGACCCAAACCATAGGCGCGCTGGTGTCTTCCCGCATCTGCACACTGCACGAGTTGCAGACGGTGTACGGGCTGGAAGATGCCTTTAACCTGCTCGAAATCGTCAATACCGATGCCTTCAACCGCAGTAAGGCCGTCTGAAAAAAAGGAAATACCATGGCAACCGTTATTGACACCCTGTTTTTGGAACTGGGCATAGATTCGGGCAAATTCGGCACGCAGGCCAAAGAGACCGAAAACAGGCTTGACCGCATGTCCGCCTCATTCGGCAGGGCGGAAAAAAGCGCGGCCAAATCCTCAAAAGGATTGGAAAAGCAGGCCGCGCAGTCCGCCAAAAGCACCAAGCAGGCCAAAAACCTGACGCAGGCGGTCGGCGCGCTGACCAAGGGCTTTTTCGCCTTCACCGCCTTGGTGATGGGTTCAAACGCACTGGACAAAATGATTCGGGAAGGTGCGCAGGCCAACGTCGAACTGGACAACCTATCCCGCAACATCGGCATCAGCCGCAACCAACTCCAAGCGTGGGGCGGCATGGCGGAAATGGCCGGAGGAAGCGCGGAGAGCATGAAAGGCAGCCTGGCCGGGCTGAGCATGGGCATTACGCGCCTGACGACTATGGGCGATACATCCATGGTTCCGTTTTTCAACGCTTTCGGCGTGGCCTTGCTCAACGCAGACGGCAAAGCACGCGACCTCGACAGCATCATGCTGGATTTGGCCGACCGCTTTGCCAAAATGGACCGGGTGCAGGCCTACAATCTGGCCAAAAGCATGGGTTTGGACGACGGCACCATCAATACCTTGATGCTCGGCCGTGCCGAAATGGAAAAGATGCTGGAAATGCAGCGCAACCTTTACCGTTCCGGAGAAAAGGAAATACAGGTCAGCCGCGAACTGACGCAGGCGCGGGGCTATTTGAACGCGCAATGGGACAGTCTGAAAGCCATGCTGGCCGACGCGCTCGCCCCCGTACTGCTGAAAATCATCAAAATGGTCAGCGGTTTTGTCGATTACCTGATGAAGCACGAAAACAGCATGAAGCACGTTTTCGAAGGCCTGGCATTTGTGCTGGGCGCGGTATTGGTGCCCGTCTTTATCTCCGCCACCGCTTCCTTATTGGCCTTTATCGCCCCCTTCGCCCCCTTCATCCTTACCGTCGGCGCACTGGGCGCGGCCTTCCTGCTGCTTTACGACGACTACAAAACATGGGCGGAAGGCGGGAAAAGCCTGCTGGATTGGAAACTTTTTGACAACTACATCAAGACGTCGAAAATCTCGACAGACAGCCTGGGCAGCGCGTTCGTGTACCTGCTCACAGGCTACACGTCATGGGCGGATGCCGCCAACGGCCTGCTGGACTGGCTCAAACTGAAGGGCTTTATCGACGAAAACGGCCTGTCGGTTAATAGTCTGAAAGAAGGATTCCACAACCTTTATCTGGAAATCAAAAACTACCTACTGCCGTATTTCGAAGCTTTGGGCGATACCTTTACCGCCATGATGAACGGCGATTGGGAGGGAATGAAAAAAGGGATGGGGCGGATGGTCAAGGAAGCCGGAAACGTCGTTACCGACGTTGTCGGCTGGGGGGTGGAACATGCGGCAGGCGTGATCGATACCGCCACCGGCCACGACCCGAACGCGGAAGGCAGCCTGCAATCACAGGCCAAGTCCGCAACCGGTGCCGCGAAGCAGATGATAGGTGTGGAACAAACGGAGACCAGGCCGATAAAGGGGGCGGTAAAACTCACCGAGCAAGACATTATCGATATTAAAAAAGTCGCCGCTACGGAAGTTGTCGGCAGCCTGAAGGGCGAGGCATTCGAAAAGCAGCTTGCCGGAGTAGTCGATACCATCCTGAACAGGGTGTACCAGAAAGGCGGCAATGTCCGTGCCGTTTTAAACGAACGGTGGGCATTCAGCGACATCAACGCCCCACGGAAAGGCGCATACGGAAGCGTGCAGAATGTGCCCATGAGCAGGGTCAGCGCACGCGTCAGCAAAGGTGTGGACGAGCATTTAGCAAAACGTGCCGCAGGCATGGCCTCAGTTGTCGGCGGAAATACCCATTATGCCAACCCTTATTTTTTAGGAGAGGCCAGTGCCAAGACTAAAAAATGGGTACGCGAAGTGGAAAGTCAGGCGAATGCCACCGGCCAACGCTTCGGCGCAGGAAAGGCCGTCCATGTGCACGGCACTCCTACAGGGAGTAAAGCAGCCCCTGCATTCAAGGTAATACTAGGAGGGAATCAGGCCATCGCGGCAGGAGCCCAACGCGGGATGCAATCCATGCAGCAGGGCGAGGCAGTACGCGCCCAAAACGTAACCAACAACAACCAACGCACCACGCAGGTTTCCATTAACGGCGGCATACACGTCCAATCGTCGGCAAGCACCATCACCGGCACGATGGACGACGCATCCGCCGCCGCGCGAGACCGCATGGTTCAGATTGTCCCGGCAATGGTATAGCGGCCGTCTGAAAAGCGAAAACCCGCAAAGGCGCGAATCTTTGCGGGTTTTCTGTTTCTGAAACCTTTGATACGGAAAGGCAGAACATGGATGAAGTATAGCAAAACCAAATTGGAAATGCACCCGAAGGAGGGAATGAAAGTGGAAATTTACGCCAGCCCGTTCGTGCGGGCGTGTATCGGCATTGCCATTCTGATGGTGGCGGCGGGCTTGTTCGCCCTGATGGCCGCACCTTTGGCCAGTGTTTTGAAATAGGCCGTCTAAAAAGCGAAACCCCGTGATGGGTGGAATCATCACGAGGTTTTTGCATTAACTTAATGAGACTAAGCTAATGAATGTAGAAGATTATACATCAATTTTTGATAGGGTGATTGAGAGAATGGACAAACTTTCAACGTGGCGGTTCGCCGCCGTATGGCTGATTTTCTTCCTGCTGGCGGCGGGTTATTTTTTAAGTGTGATTAAGTGGTGGTGAAATGGAAACAATGAATGTCAATCCGAAAGAAACGCGGCGTATGTTTTGGCATATTGTCTCTGGCATTTGCCTGATTGCGCTGGTTTGGCGGCTGCCTGAGATACTGGCGGTTTTAAAATGATTGCGGGATGTCGGAATGATGAATCTCTGTTTATTTAAATGTTAGGTAATGTTAGAATCCGCCGGATTTTTTATCTAACGGAGAATAAAATGGGAAAACCGTCAATCCTTGAAGAATTGGAAAAATTGGGGGAATTGAGGGACAAAGGCATTTTGACCGAAGAGGAGTTTGCCGCGCAAAAGGCAAAACTCCTCAATAGTGCGGACGCCGCAGGCGGAGTGCCGAAAAATCCTCAAGAGGGGCAGGCAGAGCCGCAGCAACAGCAGCCTCAGGCACCGCAACAACCACAGCAGCAGCCGCAACCGCATCAGCCGTCTATCGTCATCCAGCAATCCTCCATGCCCAGTGCGTCGTCATCCGCCGCAGCCGCAGCCGCCAGCAGCGGAGACGGTTTTTGGGGGACGTTTTTGAAAATCGTGGGCGGCATCTTTGTTTTGTCCATCATCCTTGCCACGTGTACTTTGAGCGGCCGCGACAAGAAAACGGAAAAACAGGAGGCTGTGCAGCAACAGGCATCCGCCGTTGTTGCCGAGCCGGCGGAAACGCCGAAGGATGTACCGGAGGAAAACCTAGAAGCCAAACTCGGGCAGGCGCAGGCCGACTATGCGGAAGCCGAAATCCGGCTGAACAAAGTTTGGAAGGAAATGGATGCCGGCGTGCGCGAACACTTGAAGCGCGAGCAGGTGGCCTGGAACCGCGACAAAGAAAGCACTTGCAACCTGTATGCGAAAGAAAACGGCCAGACCCAGCAGGAGCGCGATATTTTCCGTCTCGACTGCTGGACGGACAAATCCGACCAGCGCACTTCCGAACTGATCGCATTGGAAAAACAATTGCTGCCGCAGATTCAGAAAGCCCAAAAAGAGCAAATGGAGAAAAGCGCGGCGGTTGCCGTTGCGGAAATCGAAAAAGTGCATGCCGCATGGTCGGAAGTCCCCGACGACATCAAACAGCAGCTTGAAGGCGATTTTGCCGGATGGAAAGATGAGGTAACGTCCACCTGCTTCCCCGAAGGCAAAGACAGCGTGCAGGATGTGATTAAGAGCAACGAATGCGTCACGAAAGCGGCGCAGAAGAAGTTGAAAGAAATAAACGGATACAAAATATGATGATGAGGCCGTCTGAAATTCAGGCGGCCTTTCTTCAACGGCTTTTCAAGCAAGGCGGATTTCAAGCTGTTTGGCTGATATTCTTCCTGCCGGCGGCGGGTTATTTTTTAAGTGTGATTAAGTGGTGGTAAAGATGAATACCGATTTTGCAGAAATCAGGAAATCAAAAGGGATGCGCCATTTTGCATTCGCACCCGCAGCAGGCGGTGCTGAATGATTTGGCGTGTCGTGGTTAGCATGTGCTAGAATACGGCACATGAAGATTATCCAGCCACAAACTATCGCTTCCGAGTTGGGCAAGCAGTTAGATGCAGCCTATCATATTTCGCATCTAAAGCCTTTCAAGCTCACACGTCTGACTGTTGAGGCAAGAAAATTGTTTAATACACCCGAAGCCTATATGGGTTACGTTACCTTAGGCGCATTGGCTGTGTTTGACGATAATTTGACAGATGATGAGAAATTATCGGCAGCAGAGAAAAAGTTTGAGATTGCCCGACAATGCCCGCATGATGCTTATGCGGTGGATGTGTTTCTTTTTAATTCGCTCGTCAGACTGCATCGGCGTGAACAAACTTATGCACTAGCGGAACGCCTTTTCAGTTTGGCCGGTGATACGCCGGAACGGTTGTATGCCTGCTTCAACCGCAGCCGTTTTACCGGACAGCTGAACCTGATGGGCAGAATTACTGATCGTTTGGAAAAATTAGGGAAAGATGTAAAAAAAGAACGTGCAATATTCATGGCGTTATCTGAATCCGGGGTTGACGAGAAGCATTTGAGGGGGCTTCTGGTAGAAGCCGGGCGCGTTATGAAGCAATTTAATCTGTTTTATTCCGCCGACATAATAGATACTGACGATGATATCGCCTACCTAACACTGCTGGCTATTCCTGATTCTGATCCTGAAGCAGTGGCAGATTGCGACATCGCAATCTCGCGCGCCAAAGTGCGCTATGCGCTGGAGCATGGCTTGGATTTATCCAAACTGGTTATCGGCTGTGAATTGGCGGGTGCAAATTTATGATACAGGCGCAGGATTTTCTTGACTTCGCCCGCTCCCTGCCGCGCGATAACGAGACGGATGACCGGGTATGTATCGGCCGCGCCTATTACGCTGCCATGCATAAAGCCTTGGAGTATGCGGTAGAGAGTGACTACCAATACGACCATAAAGAAGCCGGCGGTACGCATAGCAACCTGATTCTCTATTTCGATCAGCAAGACGGCGAGGCTTTATTGGTGGTTGCCGACCTACTGAAGAAACTGAAGCGTAAACGCACCCAGGCAGATTACCATTTAGATAGGAATATTTATTCAAATGAGGCAGTGCAGGCGTTAAAATGTGCCGAAACCATATTCAATGAATTGAAATAATAGGTTCTAACCGATAAAAGCTCCGGGTTCTCGGAGCTTTTTTATTTGAGTATCGTACACATGGTTATAGTTTGCTTACACGACGGCCTTTTAGTTTGCCGCCTACGGTTTTTGGGAAACCCCTTGCATTCGCAGGGGGTTTTGTTTATGATGGGGGTTCCTACTTCAAATGCTGTACCCGTGCCAGCAGCGCGGTTTTTTCATATCTGCTCCCATCATCATATATTTGCCGCATTTCCGTTTCCTTGGTTGCGACAGATTTCAAGTTATGGGGGTGCGGGTAGCAGCAATGCCCCGGCGTCTCATTTGAACGTAGGACACCCCCGCCCAATTTGGGCGTTCCTAAATCCTTAATCAAATGGAGTTCATCATGAACACTAATTTTTCTCTATCTTTTCACAACGTCGATTTTGATATTACAGATATTCACGGCCAGCCTTGGTTAAGGCTGCCTCAAATTGGGGTAGCCTTGGGATATGCAAATCCCTACAAGGTTCAGCAGGTATTTGACCGCAACGCCGACGAATTTACCGACAGCATGACCCAAGTCATCGAACTGCCCACCGCAGGTGGCAAACAGCAGGTGCGTGTATTCAGCCTGCGCGGCTGCCACTTACTCGGCATGTTGGCACGAACCAAAGTAGCCAAAGAGTTCCGCCGTTGGGTGCTGGATGTATTGGAAGAAACTTTACTTAACGGCAAAGTTTCAGACGGCCCCGCCGCCAAAACCACCGCCGACGACCGCACACCGTTGCGGCAGGCCGTCGCCGCGCTTGTCGGACGCAAAGGCATAGACTACAGCACCGCCTACGGCATGGTGCACCAGCGTTTCAATGTCGGCGCGATTGAAGACCTCCCCGCCGAAAAGCTGCCCGAAGCCGTCGCCTATGTTCACGCGCTGACCCTGCATACGGGATTGGTCGGCGAAGTCCTTGACGCCGAGCCTGCCCCCGCGCCGTTCGACGACCTCGACGTCGCCCATCTGCTGCTGCACGCGCAGGACATCCGCCTCTTCATCCGCCGCTACCTGCCCGCCTTCGAGAATTTGGGCATCGACAAGGGCGGCGCATTGTGGAGCTACGTCCACGACACCGCGCCCGTCTTCAACCGCGTCCGCGCCGCCGCCCTGCCGCGCCTGAAAGACCAATGG